CGTCGAACATGTTCGTTGCCACCCGACTGCTGGAGACGGAACTCCGTACCGGCACGGCTGACAACGACATCAACGCGCTGAAGTCTAACGGGTCCATCCCGGAGGGCTACACGGTCAACCACTTCCTGACCGACCCGAATGCGTGGTTCCTCTCCACGGACGTTCCGAACGGCATGAAGCACTTTGTGCGTTCGCCGCTCGCCACGTCGATGGACGGGGACTTCGACACGGGTAACGCTCGCTACAAGGCTCGTGAGCGTTATAGCTTCGGCGTGTCTGATCCCCTGGGCATCTTCGGGTCGCCCGGTTCGTCGTAAGACGGTCCAGACGCCGAATAACGGGCAGGGGGCTTCGGCCCCCTGCTTTTTTTGTGCTTGCTGCAACCTTTCTAGACAGTGCATAATGTGGGTGATTCCGGGCAAACCGGCTTCACTGACTGTCCCGGCAGACATGAACGAGACAGTGAAGCCATAGTGTGTGAGAAAAACGATGGCGTTCACCACGTTTTCCGGCCCGGTTCGCTCGGGCACTGTCCGTGAGGGCGCTGCCCGTAATACGGGCCTTGTTGTTCTTACCCAGTCTTATGACACGGGCGTTGTGACGGCTGGCGTCGGCAACGTGGATGCCGCTCTCGGCATTCTGCCCCAGGGTTCTCAGATCGTGGACATCACGGTCGATCAGGTTGTGGTTCCGGGCGGCACCTCCACCTCCACTGTGTCGGTTGGTAACGCGACTGGCGGCGCACAGCTTATGGCTGCCGTGGCAACGACGGCTGGTGGCCGCTTCCGTGGTACCGCCACGGCGACGACGCAGCTTGCGTGGCAGACCTCGACTTCGGCAGGTACGCCTGTGTTCGTGCGCTATGCGGTTGGCTCGGAGGCTGGTGTTGGTCGTGCGATCATCACCGTCTCCTACGTCCAGCGCGCTCCGAACGGCGCCCAGAACCCTGCCAGCGCCTAACAGCTAAGGAGGGCTCTGCGTCATGCAGACAGATGTCCTTGCTAGCGCCGTCCGCACGACGGACGGCGTGATGAATGACCAAGCGGGCAATGCGATTGGCCGTTGCCGCGTGAAGGGTATCTACATTGTTCCTGCTGCCGGGGCGGGCAGTGTTGTCTTTCGGGACGGCTCTACCGTGGCTGGCCCAAGCAAGATCACTGTGAATACGATCACCGGATCGACCAGCACCAACTGGCTTCTGATGCCGGGCGAGGGGCTTCTCTTTCAGACCGGCATCTTTGCCGACCTGACGGACGTTGCCTCGGTGATGGTCATCTATGGCTAAGACCCCAGCTTGGCAGCGTGCCGAAGGCAAGTCCAAGTCTGGTGGCCTGAATGCCAAAGGCCGAGCTTCTTATAACCGGGCCAACCCAGGGAAACCTGGGTTGAAGCCTCCCCAGCCTGAAGGCGGTTCCAGGCGGGACAGCTTTTGTGCGCGCATGAAGGGGATGAAGAAGAAGCTCACCTCGGCAAAGACGGCCAACGATCCCAACTCTCGTATCAACAAGTCCCTACGGGCCTGGAATTGCTGATATGACCCAAGACACGGAAGCAGTGAAGAACGTTGTTGATGCGGTTTCTATAGGAACTGTCGTGGCTACTTTAGCTGGCGTCCTGCCAAGCATCGCAGCGATCTTCACGATTTGCTGGACTGCTATCCGCATCTACGAGACCGAGACAGTAAAGAAGCTTCTTGGCAAGAAGCCTGCACCTCAAGAGCCTGGGGCTTGATGTGGAACTGCCTAAGCTAACTCCTGTCGTTCAATTTGCGACAGCCACGTTTGCGTTGGCTGTTGGCGGCTATACGGCTGGGGAAAAGTTTGGGTGGTTCCGGAACGAGATCATCACCTGGACGCCCGAACACTTCAGGATTGCTGATGGCAGAATAGGCCAGCCAATCACCGTGACCGTGGCCCGGATCAAGCGTCGGGATGATTGCTCTGTAGAAGGCTTCAGCGTCACGGTCAGGGATGCCACTGGCCTCATTCATGAGGCAACGCCTAGCATGACGCGCTTCACTGGACCGGCTGGCCCAGAGATCGACACCTTCACCTATACGCTAGAGCTTTCAGACAGGTCTCCGGTTAGCCCTGGCCGGGCAACCCTGCTCGCCACAATCCGTTACAAGTGCCCGGAGGGGGAGCGTACCGTCACCTATCCACGTCATCAGAACCTGACGTTCATGCTGGAGAGATAGGATGGAAGCCCTTCTTAATCTTGTCCGCACCGTTGCCCCGTCCATCGCTACTGCCGTAGGTGGCCCGCTGGCGGGGATGGCGACGCGAGCCATCTCCGAAGCTCTTCTTGGAAAGCCGGATGGGACCGAGGATGAGCTTATAGAGGCGGCCAAGAGCGCCACGCCAGAACAACTGCTTGCCCTGAAGCAGGCAGAAAATAACTTCGTGATCCGGATGCGTGAGCTTGATGTTGATCTTGAGCGCATATCGAACGAGGATCGTAGTTCTGCCCGTGAACGAGAAGTTAAGACGGGCGACCACACGCCCAAGTTTCTTGCGGCTGCTGTGACCTTCGGCTTCTTTGGCGTTCTCTTCTGGATGATTGCCTACGGCCTGCCTGAGAATGGTGGCGAGGCAATGCTGGTTATGCTGGGGACATTGGGCACGGCATGGGGCGCTATCGTCTCTTACTACTTCGGCTCTTCGGCTGGCTCTCGCGAGAAGACCCAGGCCATGAACAGGATCATGGGCAAGTGAAAGACAACTTTGAACGCTGCCTGAAGTTCGTGCTTCACCATGAGGGTGGGTGGTCTGACCATCCCCGTGACCCTGGCGGCGCGACGATGAAGGGCGTGACCCTGGCGGTCTACAAGGAATACCTTGGCCGGGATGTCACCAAGGACGAGCTTCGGAATATTCCAGACGCCCACCTCCATGACCTCTACCGCACTCGGTATTGGGACAAGGCCCGCTGCGATGAGTGGGCTCCTGGTGTGGACCTGTCTGTTTTCGATCTCGCCGTGAATGGTGGGGTTGGTCGTGCAGCCAAGATTCTCCAGCGTTGTGTTGGGGCAGTACCCGATGGAGCTATTGGCCCGAAGACCATCGCTGCCGTTAACGCAGTCCCGGCCAAGAACCTCATTGTTCGCTTTGCCGAAGACAGGCGTGAGTTCTATAAAAGCCTCAAGGCTTTTGAGACGTTCGGTCGCGGATGGCTTCGTCGCACCGATGAATGCGAAACCGAAGCCATGAAGATGGCAGGAGAAAGCTAATGAACATGAAGAAGCCGCGTATGCCGAAGGCTGGTGGTAGTGCCGATGCTGGCATGGCGATGCCGCGTTTTGGCGCTCGCGCGATGCGTCCAGGCGGCATGGCCAAGGGTGGCAAGATTCACGCTGATGAGGCGATGGACAAGAAGCTGATCCGCAAGGAGATTGCTCGCGCCGAGAAGATGGAAGACAAGTCCGAGAAGGGCATGAAGAAGGGCGGCTACGTCAAGAAGATGGCGGCTGGCGGCTCTGCCTCCAAGCGTGCGGATGGCGTTGCCGCCCACGGCAAGACCAAGGGGAAGTTCATCTAATGGACCGTCGCCGTCGCGTTCCCTCCTATGAGGAGGATATGACGCCGCCCCGTGGCATGCGGGGCTTCCGCTCCAATGCCGTCCCAACCGACGAGCCGATGCCGCCGCGTCGCAGCTTCGAGGAGGACATGACGCCTCCTCGTGGTATGCGTGGCTTTGATCCTCGTATGGTCCCCACGGACGAACCGCCGCCGGGCCGTCCTTCTCGCATGGCCAAGGGCGGCGCTGTGAAGATGAAGTCCGGTGGCGTCACCCGTGGCGATGGTTGCGCCACTCGTGGCAAGACCAAGGGCCGCATGGTGTGAAGAAGCAGGAGAAAATCGGGAAGGTCATGAGGGAGTTCAAAGAGGGTTCCCTCAAGTCGTCCAGTGGGCAGAAGGTGAAGAACCCGAAGCAGGCTGTGGCGATTGCTCTTTCCGAGGCTTCTCGCATGGCCGAGGGTGGTCGGGTTAAGCCGCAAAACCCGAAGCTGTGGGCTGCCGCCAAGAGTGCCGCTAGGGCCAAGTTTGACGTGTACCCTTCTGCCTATGCGAATGCCTGGGCATCCAAGGAGTACAAGAAGAAGGGCGGCACTTGGCGGGGTCCTGATAATAGGGTGTCCAAGAAATGAAGGGCGGGCTCGGCAAGTGGTTTGGTGAGAAGTGGGTGGATATCAAGACCGGGAAGCCGTGTGGCCGAAGCGGCTCTGAGAAGTCCAAACGCGGATACCCTGCTTGCCGACCCTCTGCCGCCGCCGCCAAGATGTCTTCTGGGCAGAAGGCCACGATGGCTAAAACGAAGACTGGGCCTGCTCGCAAGAGTTGGCCTATAAGTCCTAGTGGGAAGAGCAAGTCAGTGGCTCGCGTACACTCCAAACTGGGGCGACCCTAAATGACGACCTCCGGTACAGCGGTCTGGAATCTCGACATTGCCGACCTCATCGAGGAGGCATACGAGCGCGCTGGCCTTGAGGCTCGCACGGGCTATGATTTCCGTACTGCCCGTCGATCCCTGAACATTCTGTCGGCTGAGTGGTCGAACCGGGGTCTGAACCTCTGGACCGTTCAGGAGAATGCTCTTGTTCTTACGCCTGGGGTGAAGACCTACTCCCTGGCAGCCGACACGATTGATATCATCGAGACGATGATCCGGGTTACCACCAGCGGATCGCCTCTGGATTATACCGTGTCTCGTATTGGCGTTGGCGATTACGCCACGCTGCCAAACAAGAACACGACGGGTCGCCCTCTTCAGATTTATGTGAACCGACAGGTGAGCCCGGAGTACACGCTCTGGCCGGTTCCCGATCTGCCCTACACGATTCTGTATTGGACGATGCGTCGGATTCAGGATGCCACTACGTCAACTGACGTAATGGACATGCCGGTGCGTTTTGTCCCCGCCCTCATCGCTGGTCTTGCCTTTCAGGTTGCAATGAAGCGCCCGGAGGCTGCGGCCAGGGTTCCTCTGCTGAAGCAGGAATACATGGAGCAGTTCCAGCTTGCTGCGGACGAGGATCGCGGTCGCGAGCCTGCTCGCTTCGTGCCCTGGTCTTCGTACCCATGACGGTTAAGTTTGCGCGCGGCAACAAAGCTTACGCTTTTTGCGACAGGTGTTACCAGAGGTATGACCTAAAAGACCTGACTTGGCAGGTTGTTAACCAGAAGCCCACCGGCCTAAAGGTGTGCGATGAATGCAATGATGTGGACCATCCCCAGTATCAGTTGGGCAAGTTCCCCATCAATGATCCAGTTGCTTTGCAGGACCCGAGGCCGGATATTAACCCAGGCCGAAGCCTGAATGGTTGGAATCCTGTTGGCAATTCTGCCACCACGACGAACGGCAACGTGGGCAACGTTGCTATCTTTGTAGGATAGGAGCGCATCATGAAGGGCAAGGCCCACACGCCGACCAGCATGGACATGAAGAAGTACGGGCGGAACATTGCTCGTGCCATGAACCAGACTGGCGGTGCCGTTTACGGCAAGAAGACCCCGGACGGCGTGAAGACGGTTGACGCGAGCGCGTATGACCTGAAGCCGGTCGCCAACAAAGGCGTGACCAACGCTCCGAACCAAGCCATTGTCGCCAACGAAGGCTCGCCCAAGAAGGCCACTAAGATTCGTGGTACGGGTGCAGCCATCAAGGGCACGATGGCTCGCGGCCCGATGGGCTGAGGACTAGGCGGCAATGAACTACACAACCCTTGTAGCTCTGCTTCAGGACTACACGCAGAATTCCTCGTCGGAGTTCGTTGCCGCCATTCCTGACATTGTGAAGCTGGCCGAGGATCGGATTTATCAGTCCGCTCAAATCCCGGTCCTGAAGCGCAATGCTGTGTCCAACTTTGTCCAGAACAACAAGTACCTTGCTGCCCCAACTGACTTCCTTTCCGCCTACTCGATGGCGGTTATCAGCGGTACTGGCGTGTATTCCTACATGCTGGAAAAGGAAGTTGGATATATCAACGAGGCTTATCCAAACCCAACGTTGACGGGCGTGCCTCGGTACTATGCCCTATTCAACGACGCGACGTTTGTGGTTGCGCCGACGCCAAGCAGCTTCTTTGAGGTTGAGCTTCACTACTTCTATGAGCCGCCGAGCATCGTGGACGCTGGCACGTCCTGGCTTGGCGACAATACGGAGAGCGTCCTGTTCTATGGGGCGCTGTGTGAAGCCTATACCTATATGAAGGGCGACCCCGATCTTCAGACTCTCTACCGCCAGCGGTACGATGAGGCTCTTGCCCGCCTGAAGAACCTGGGTGAAGGCATGGATAAGCGCGACAACTTCCGCCTTGATATGCCGCGTATCGCGCCGACCTAGGATTAGACGATGGCAATCGTTCAAGCCTTCTGCACGAGCTTCAAGAAGCAGCTTCTTGAAGGCGTGCATGACTTCCGCACGGTCGGTGGGGATACGTTCAAGATCGCCCTCTACACTGAGGCTGCGAACCTGAACTCTACGACGCTTGCCTATTCCACGACCGGGGAAATCTCCGGAGGCGGCTACACTGCTGGTGGCCTATCTCTCACAAACATAGGACCAACCGAGTACAACTTGGCTGGTGTCTGTTCATTCCAGACGGCGACGTGGCTGGCTGCGACGTTCTCTGCTCGTGGGGCGCTGATCTACAACACGACCCCGGCACACAGCTACACTAACCCGGCCTGCCTTGTGCTAGACTTTGGCACAACGAGGTTTGCTGTGAACAACAGGTTCGAGGTTCAGTTTCCTCAGATCACCGATCTCAGCGCGATTGTAAGGATCAACTGAGATGCCTTTCGTAATCGCGGATCGCGTCCGAGAGAGTAGCGCCACTGTCGGCACAGGCAGCCTTGCGCTTGCTGGTGCGGTCACTGGGTATCAGACGTTCGACGCGGTTCTCGATACGGGCGACACGACCTACTACACGGCAGCGGATCAGGGCGGCTCCAACTGGGAAGTTGGTATCGGCACGTTCACGGCCCCGTCCACCCTGGCCCGCACGACGATCCTCTCGTCTAGTAACGGGGGCAGCATCGTCAACTTCGGCGTCGGCACGAAGGATGTCTTTATCAGCCTGCCTGCCAGCAGGACCGTTCAGTCTGTCAGCGGCGGCTCTACCGGCCTTACGCCGTCCACCGCTTCGTTTGGGGCAGTAACCCTTGGAGGCACGCTGGCGATTGGTAGCGGCGGCACTGGGGCGACGACGGCCCCTAATGCTCTGACTGCACTGGGCGCCGTTGCCAAGGCTGGCGACACGATGACCGGCGTTCTTGGCATTGTGCCAGGGACTGTTTCTGCCCCAGGTCTCACGTTCTCAGGCGATCCCAATACGGGCATCTTCTCTCCAGCCGCCGACACGATTGCCTTCACTGAGGGTGGCGTTGAGGCTCTTCGTATCAACAGTAATGCCCAGGTTGAGTTTGCTCTAGGCTCTGTGTCCCTGCCGTCCATCACGGTCTCAGGAGACACAAACACTGGCATCTTCTTTCCTGCTGCTGACACGGTGGCCTTTGTTGAGGGCGGTACAGAAGTCGCTCGCATCGACAGCAGCGCCAACCTTCTGGTCAACACGACCACCGCCGTCTCTCGGCTCACGGTCAACGGCGATGTGGCTGGTACGTTCTTCGTGAACCCGACCACAGTGTCGGCCAACTACACGATTCCGACCAGCTATAACGCCATGACGGCAGGGCCGATTACGGTGGCGAGTGGAGCGGTCGTGACCGTGCCTTCGGGCAGCACATGGACTGTTTTGTGATGTCTGCTTTCGACCTCATAGGAGGCGACCATTCCTGTTAGACTCAACTCCTCCGGTGGCGGCTCTGTCACAATGGACGTGCCTGCTGTCGGCACGACCACGACGCTGAACCTTCCGACTGTCAACGGCACGCTTATCGCGTCCGACAACAGCGGCAACGTCACCTACACTGGCACGACGACCTTCTCGGGCAACGCGACCTTCAATGCTGGGCTGGTGCCGTCGAGCAGCTTCCTCCGTAATCGCATCATCAATGGCGACATGCGAATTGACCAGCGGTATGGTGGCGGTAGCGTAAGTGTCCCAAATGCGACGGTCATATACGCCACTGACAGATGGAATGTTTATGAAGATACTTCAGGGACTCTTTCGTTCCAACGGAGTACAATAGTACCCACTGGATTCACAAGCTCTCTTCTTGTCAGTGTCACAAGTGCTGGAACCGCAACTGCATCTCAGTTGTGCCGCATTCAGCAGCGAATTGAAGGGTTTAACATTTACGATCTTGCCTATGGAACCCCATCAGCGGCTACAGTAACAGTTTCGTTTTGGGTTCGCTCAAGCCTTATTGGTACTTACTGCGTTGGCATTAGAAATAATGCCTTAGATAGAAGCTATGTGGGCACATACACAATCTCTTCCGCAAACACCTGGGAGCAAAAATCTATCACTATTCCAGGTGACACATCTGGAACATGGCTGACCGATAGTGGTGTTGGAATGTATCTGTCTTGGGATTTGGGCTCTGGATCAAGCTCAAACACGACGGCTGGAACTTGGGTCTCGGGAGACAGAAACAACACATCCGCACAGGCCAACTGGTGCGGCACCGCAGGCGCAACTTTCTATGTGACCGGCGTTCAGTTTGAGGTTGGCTCTGTAGCTACACCTTTCGAGCGCCGCCAGTACGGCCAAGAGATTGCTCTGTGCCAGCGGTACTACAATGTATCCGGCTTTACCGAGTACCATGTGGTCCCTGCCCCAAATGCCACATACCTTGGTGTGTATCGAATACACATGCCTGTGCAGATGAGAGCAAATCCGACAGTTGGTGTTAGCTATTCAGCAACCAACGCAGTGTTGGATTTTGGTTGGTACACGCAAAACTTTAATTTTATGGTACACTACATTACTGCGTCCGTTAGCACGAACGCATTTATGTTCTTCGTTTGGACGGCATCGGCGGAACTCTGATCATGTACAAGAACGCCCGCTATAAGACTCCTCCGACGATGACGCAGCCAAATGCCATCCTGGTCGATATCAACGGCGCTCAATGCTCTGTGCCGCTCGATCCAGCCAACAGCGATTACGCTGCGATCATGGCTTTGGTGGCAGAAGGTAAGCTTGTCATCGCTCCTTCGGAGACCCCCTGATGCCCCTGATTCTGAACGGAACTACCGGCATCTCTGGCACGGACGGCTCTGCCGCAACGCCTGCCGTGCAGGGTACCGACGCGAACACCGGGATGTTTTTCCCTGCGGCTGACCAGATCGCGTTCGCCGAAGGCGGCACGGAGGTCATGCGGATCGACGCCAGCGGCAACGTCGGCATTGGGACAAGCACGCCATCCACCTACGGGAACGGCCTCGTTGTCTATAACGCGGCAACTGGCGTTGTGCGCGCTGCTGGCGGTTCCGTCACCAGCTATATGTTTGCATCGAACGGCGGTTCTGTTGGAGCGGCTGGCACGGAAACCAACCATCCGTTCGCCTTGTACACCAACAACACCGAACGCGCCCGCATCACCACTGGTGGCGACTTCCTAGTCGGAACGACGAGCGCCATTGCTAGCTCAACAGGCGGAATACACGTCCAGAATGGCGGCGAACAAATCCGCATTAAGAACACCAACAATGCCAACTACTGGCGGTTTGTCACCGACAACAACAACACCGTCTACATTGTCAACCAAAGCACGACCGGCGTATTCATGGCAAACGGCGGAAGTTCGTGGTCTGGTCTTTCTGATGAGCGTCACAAGGATATCATTGAGCCGATCACTGACGCCGTAGAGAAGGTGTCCACGCTGCGGACTGTGATCGGGAAGTTCAAGACCGATGACGACGGGGTTCGCCGTTCTTTCTTGATCGCCCAGGACGTTCAGAAGGTTCTGCCCGAGGCAGTTCACCATGCAGACCAAGACAGGCTTGGGCTGGCCTACACAGAGGTCATCCCACTCCTGACTGCTGCCATCAAGGAACTCACCGCGAAACTGGAAGCCGCAGAGGCCCGCATCGCAACGCTGGAGGCCCGCTGATGTCCACAATTCAAGCTAGCAACATCAAGTCTGCCGCCTCTGCGAGCAACAACATTGTCCTCGACGCCTCGGGCAACGCGACGTTCGCTGGCACTGCGGCGATGGCGAGCAGCTTCCTGCGGAACCGCATCATCAATGGGGACATGCGGATCGACCAGCGGAATGCTGGGGCGAGCGTGACAGTCAACACTGGGAACCAGACCTTTTCGGTGGACCGTTGGTGGGCGCAAGGCACGGCTTCATCCGGCGTTTTCACTATTCAGCGTTCCACTGTTGCGCCCGCTGGTTTTAGCAACTCCCTGTTGGTTACTGTCACCACGGCAGACAGTAGCCTTGCGGCAAACGACCTCTACGACATTGCTCAGTTCATCGAGGGCTTCAACGTATCCGACCTTGGGTTCGGCACCGCGTCGGCCCAGACTATCACGTTGTCCTTCTGGGTTCGGTCTAGCGTGACCGGGACATACGGCGGCGCTCTGGGCAACAATGCCGGGAATAGGGGCTACCCGTTCACCTATTCGATCTCTGCCGCCAACACCTGGGAATACAAGACTGTCACCATCGCTGGCGATACATCTGGAACGTGGACGACGGACAACACTATCGGCCTGCGGGCCTATTTCGGCCTCGGTGTCGGCTCTACGTTCAGCGGCACAGCCGGTTCGTGGTCAAGCAGTTTTCCCTTGTCTGCGACCGGTGCGACCAACCTCATGGCAACCAACGGCGCGACCTTCTACCTGACCGGCGTCCAACTCGAAGTCGGCACCGTCGCCACGCCGTTTGAACGCAGGCAGTTCGGGCAGGAACTGGCGCTGTGCCAGAGGTATTATCAAGTGCTACTTGAGCAGTTGGTTTATGAGGGAACGGTTAATGGGGGCGCCAACCCAATTAATAATATAGCCTTCCCAGTACCAATGAGGTCTTCCCCAACTGCTTCACTCACACCTCTTGGAGGCAGCAACGCATCCGCCTTGTTGGTGAACACTGTAAATGCGACAACGCTCAGAGTTCAGTGTACGGCACTTGCAACAGGAAGTGCATTCTTCGTCTACAATGTTGGCATTGCAGCGGAACTTTGATCCATGTACACCAACGCTCAATACATAGCCTTCAATGGCGTCAACACCAGCATCCGCTGTGACATTGACGGCGTGACCTCGTTCGTGCCGCTCGACCCTGCGAACACCGACTACCAGAACCTGCTTCGGCTTCAGGAGGAGGGTGAGATCGTGATTGCCCCTGCTGACGCATGAAGAGCAACTTCTACGTTTACGAGCATTGGCGCCCGGACAGGGGCGAGTGCTTCTACGTCGGCAAAGGTCGAGGCCGCAGGGCCAACATCATGAAGCGCCGCAACAAGCACCACAAAGCCATTCAGGAGAAGCTGGCTAGGCTCGGAATGTGCGTTGAGGTCAAGATAGTGGGACACGGCCTTTCTGAAGACGAGGCTTTTGAGCTAGAGAAAAAGAGAATTGCTTTTTGGCGGTCGGAGAACTGCGATCTCGCCAACATGACTGATGGTGGAGAAGGAACCACTGGGCACAAGCCCGTGATAACTTCTGAATGGCGAGCAAAGCTATCTGCTGCGAAAAAGGGGAAAAGCAACTACAAGCTGGTGATGGCTTCTGCGGCGGCAAAACGCGGCAAGCCGCATACCCCTGAACATCGGGCCGCTATTAGTGCTGCCGCCAAAGAAAGGTTCAAAGACCCAGCCGTTAGAGAAAAATTCCGTCTATGCTCGGTGGGTAAGATCGTGTCTGAGGAAAGCCGCAAGAAGATGTCCGACGCTGCAAAGGCAAGGCGCCAAAGAGAGAAGGCCCTGGCTCTGGTAGCGGCTGGTGAGCTTACTATTGCTCCTGCCGATTCTGCTGGGGGATAAAGACGGGTGTTTGGCTTCTACCCATTCAGCGGCGCTTCGTTCAGTGGGCTAGCCAACGCCTTCTATGCCGAGAGTGTGTCTGACGCCATTGTCCTGACGGATGCTGCCAACAGCACCCTGTCGGGTGTTGCCGCCGCGTCGGACACCCTCGTGCTGTCTGACGTGACGAACGGCAGCCTCAGCATGCTGGCGAGCGCGTCCGACGCCATCGTCCTGTTCGACTTTGCGGCCAAGGCCCCGAACTGGTTCGCGGCGGCGTCCGATACCCTGACCCTGACCGACTCTGCGGCCATAAGCTATAATTTCCTGGGGGCAGCATCTGACACGATAACTCTTACGGACTCCTCGACGGGCGGCTTTGCCTTCTTGGAGAGCGTGTCGGACTCCATCACCTTTGCAGAGACGGCGGTTGGCAGCTTTGCCGCATCGGTAAGCGCATCTGACAACATTGTCCTGACAGACGCCGGGGCCGGTATTTTAGCTATGTCGCTGTCGGCATCCGACACCATAGTCCTGACGGACACTGCGGCAAATATCGCTGGCATGGTTGCGTTTGCCTCGGATACAATCACCCTCGTAGATGTTGGGGCAGGATACGGAGGGTGGGACCCGATACCGAACCCGAACCCAGGCTGGTCTCCGGTGATTGGCCCAGGGGTCATAAATATCTGGAACGACCTTCCTTCGGCTACGGCAACCTGGACCCCTATAGGAAACAGCTAGATGAGCATTAAAGACACCCTCCGAGTCGTGGATGAGGCCGCAGCCGGGCTATCTATGGGGCATTCTGCCCAGGACAGCATCGAGGTGAAGGGCTCCTTCAAGGTGATCTGCCGAGCCGCTGATGGCTCCGTTCGCTGGGAAGATGAACTCTCGAACCTTGTCGTGACGGTCGGCAAGAACGACCTCTTCGACCAGTATTTCCGTGGCTCGTCCTACACGGCGGCTCACTTCGTCGGCCTCAAGACGGCTGGCTCTATCAGTGCCGCCGACACGATGTCCTCGAAGTCGTGGACCGAGATCACGGTTTACTCCAACGCAACTCGCCCCACCTACACGGCTGGTGTGGCTGTGGCTGGCTCGACCGACAACACGGCGTCTCCTGCTGTCTTCAACATCAACGGCACGGCGACGGTGGGCGGCTGCTTCATCAGCACGAACAGCACGATTGGCGGCACGACGGGCATTCTGTTCTCTGCGACGGACTTTGCCACCGCTCGTAGCGTTCTGAGCGGCGACACGCTGACCGTCACCTACACCATTTCCTGCTGAGGTAGGGTAGATGCCCAGTACATATTCGCCAGCCCTACGGCTTGAGCTTATCGGCAACGGTGAGCAGGCCGCGAACTGGGGCAACACAACGAATACCAACCTGGGCTCCCTGGTTGAGCAAGCGGTTACTGGCGTTGCCAGCATTGCGATGCTCGATGCCAACTACACGTTGGTCAGCGGTAACGGCGTTACGGACGAAGCGCGCAATGCTGTGCTGGTGATGACCGGCACCCTGACCGCAACTCGCAACGTGGTCGTGCCGACGAGCAACAAGTTCTATGCCGTCCGGAATGCGACCACGGGCAGTCAGAGCATTGTGGTGAAGACTGCTGCTGGCACGGGCGTCACGCTCGCCAACGGCTTCACCCAGCTTATGTACTGCGACGGGACGAACGTTGTACTGGCGTCCATCCCCATCAACGCCACCAACGGGAACGTCTCTGTTTCTGGGGCGGCATCCATTGCTGGCAACACGACGATTGGCGGCAACCTTGCCGTCACTGGCACTATCACTGTCGCTGGCGGCGATATCATTCCTGCTGGCGTAATCTGGGAGTATGGTGGCGCTGCGGCCCCGACTGGCTGGCTTCTTTGCAACGGCGCTGCTGTTAGCCGCACGACCTATGCGGCGCTCTTTGCCATCATCGGCACGGCCTACGGCAACGGTGATGGGTCCACCACATTCAACGTTCCAGACCGGCGCGACCGCGTTGGTGTTGGGGCAGGATCAAGCTATTCTCGGGGGCAGACCGGCGGTGCAGTTACTGCCACCACCAGCACGGATGGCGCGCACAACCATACCGGCAACACTGGCGGCACGACGCTCACGGTTGCTCAGATTCCAGCCCACCAGCACACCGGCAGCACTTCTACCATTGGGGATCACGTCCACAGCATTGGGCCTGTTCTCCTCTCTGGCGTTGGGTTTGGCTTCAGCGGCAGCCAGGGCGTGTCTGGAACGACATCTTCCACAAATGCTGCTGGCGCTCACAGCCATACTTTCACGACCAATGCGGCTGGCGGCAGTGAAGTTCACAGCCACACCATCACTACGGATGGGTCGCACAACCACACGGTTTCGACGCTTCAGCCCTACCTAGCTTCGACCTTCATCATCAAGACCTAACATGCCACTCACCAAGCTCCAGTTTGCACCGGGGGTCATGCACGACGGGTCTCGGTACTCAACGTCCGGGGCTTGGTCTGACTCTGACAAGGTGCGCTTCCGCTCGAACTTCCCTGAGAAGATTGGAGGGTGGCAGCGCGCCACCTTGCAGGCGTTTATGGGCACGGCTCGCAACCTGTTCCCATTCTCTGATCTGACGGGCAGCTACTTCCTGGGGATCGGCACAAACCTCAAGTACTACATCGAGCGGGGCGGCTCTCTCTACGACATCACGCCGATCAGAGACACAATCACGCAGAGCAACCCATTCTCAACCACGAGTGGCTCAACGACGGTCGTTGTGACGATCCCTAATCATGGGGCGTTCCAGAATGATTTCGTGACTTTCTCTGGGGCGAGTGCTGTCGGCGGTCTTACCCTGAATGGTGAGTTTCAGATTACCGATGTGTTGACATCGGCCACATTCACCATCACTGCCGCATCTGCTGCTTCATCCACAGCGACTGGCGGCGGTTCTGTAACTGCCGTTTTCCAGCTTAATACAGGGCTAGACACAACTCTCTATGCGAACGGCTGGGGCGCTGGGACCTGGGGCGGCATTCTGCCCGGAACCAGTGTTACATTCACGGGCTCTATTAGCAGCACGACGCTAACCGTTTCTGCGATCTCGTCTGGAACTCTAGCCGCCGGTCAGTTGGTCACCGGGACTGGCGTATCGGCTAGCCCACCGGGCTCTCTTGCAACCTACATCACGGCACAGCTAACCGGGCCAACTGGCGGCGTTGGCACCTACACGGTCAGCGTGTCGCAGACTGTCTCGTCCACCACGATGTTTGCCTTCACGGGCACGGGCTGGGGCGCTGCTTCCAACACTCAGGTTGCAGGAACGCGACTGAGGCTATGGTCTGCGGATAACTTTGGGCAGAACCTTGTCATCAATCCGCGTGATGCGGCCATCTATTACTGGGCAAACTCTGGCGGGCTTGGCTCCAGAGCGGTGCTTCTGTCGTCCCTTGGCGGCGCGTCTGATGTCCCATCGGTTGCGCGACAGATCATCGTCTCCGATCTCGACCGCAAGGTGATCGCCTTTGGCTGCTCTGACATTGTGACCAATGTTCAGGATCGTCTTTTGATTCGTTGGTCTGATACGGAGAACCCTGCTGTCTGGACTCCACTGGAAACCAACTCTGCTGGCGGTATTCGCATTCCTACCGGCTCTGAGTTTGTGTCTGCCATCGAGACCAAGCAGGAGATTCTTGTTTGGACCGACGATGCGCTGCACTCCTTGCGCTACATCGGCGCTCCTTTTGAGTACTCAATTGCGCGTATTGCCCTGACTTCCCTTCTTGCTCCCCAGGCCGTTGTGTCCGCAAACGACGTGACGTTCTGGATGGGGCAGAATGGATTCTTCCAGTACGACGGTCGCGCGATTGGCCTGCCCTGCTCGGTCAAGGATTTTGTCTTCAACGACATCAACCTGAACCAAGCCGAGAAGATCACGGCTGGCAGCAACATGGCGTTCAATGAGGTGTGGTGGTTCTACCCATCTGCCAACTCAAGCGAGAACGACCGCTACGTTGTCTATAACTACAACGAGCGCGTTTGGAGTGTGGGTACAATTGTTCGCACGGCCTGGATTGATCGCAGCATTGAGGACTTTCCTCGTGCGGCATCTGTCGATGGCTACGTCTATTTCCATGAGATTGGGCAGGATGATGGCTCTACCAATCCGCCGTCTCCGATTCTCGCATACATTGAAAGCTCTCCCGTCGAGATTGGGCAGGGCGATCAGTTTGGCTTTGCGTGGCGCATGATCCCTGACCTGGACTTCAGGAACAGTTCTGCCCCTAATCCAACGGTGAACTTCATCCTGGAGACGCAAGACTTCTCTGGCTCCAACTTCAACCAGTTTGCCAACAACAACACGACCCTGACAGCAACGCTGCCTATCGCTCAGTTCACGGACCAGACCTACTTCCGTCTAAGGGGCCGCATGTTGACGCTGCGAGTGCAGAGTGAAGAGGTCGGCGTTGCTTGGCGCCTGGGCGTTCCGCGTGTCGATATCCGGACGGATGGCCGTCGATGATTGGCAGGACGCGCCTACCCACTCCCACGATTGATTATAACTACGAGTGGGGCAACCAGCTTACGCGGGCGATTGACCAGAACCTTGATCGCGCGTTTCTTGGATTCCCCAATTACGCAGAGGCGAGTGGGTTTTACGGGTCTTTCTTTGACACGACGACCCAGACCGCTGCTGCTGCCAATACAGCCTATGCCATGACTCTGAACACCACGTCAGAGTCAAACCAGATTTCTGTTATTAGCGGCAGTCGGATAACCTTCAAGAATCGCGGCACATACAATGTGCAGTTCTCGGCCCAGGTGGACCAGACATCGGGCTCCAACCATTCCGTTTTCATTTGGCTGAGAAAGAACGGAACTGACGTTCCAAACTCTACCAGCAAGGTCACCATACAAGGCCAGCAGAGCGAGCTTGTCCCTGCCTGGAACTTCGTCGTGACGGTGCTTGGCGGGGACTACGTTCAGATTATGT